AACTTTTCCTGAAGGAGAGGTATAAGTCAGTTCTACAATTCTGTCTTCGTAACTCATAAGCCCCCGCTCGTTGCAAGAGCGATTCGGGGACCGCCTCGTTTTTGTTTTGAAAGCTCAGCCCGTCCAGTTTTATCTCTGATTGTGAGAGTCGAGTTGTTTTCTGTTTCTGTGATCTGCCTATCGGTATTTTCTTCAATTGATCGAGACAATCTTTCCTGAGGTGTCACTGGTTTAGTAGTAGTTTTTTCCTCCCCTTTTTCAAGTCCCATGAATTTCATGACTGATTTGACCCCGGGGATATTCTCTATTTTCTTTATAGTCTCAGATATGATACTCATCGCCCCCTCGAACCCCGAAACTAAGCCATCCCAAATGCTGCTAAAAAATGCCTTTATCGGTTCCCAATGCTTGACAATCAACGCCGGTATTGTAATAAACGGTAAGAATATCGCCCCAAATGCTGCGAAAAATGGATTATCAAGCAGGCCTGAGAACCAATTCCATATTGATTCAGCACCGGTTTTTATAGCGGCAACAACAGTGTCCCAATTTTGAATCAAAAGAACTATTCCGGCTACAAGTGCAGCAATTGCTATGATAATCAATGTTATTGGATTCACGGCCATAACGGCATTTAAAATTCCCTGGGCAATCGCCCATCCTTTTGTAACGATAGCAATGGCAATCATCAATCCTTTCCAGATCAACAGGGTTGCAATAAACGGCTTAAGAAACGGAGAAAAAAACTTGATGATTTCAAAAGCTTTTGTAAGCACCTTGGCAAAGACTTTTATTCCATCTGATAGTGAAGTTATCCCTTTTTTAACTTCTCCGGTTCCGGTGTTAAATTCTGGAAGTAGCGAAGAAACAGCTTCGGCAAATGCAGAAAACAACTCTTTAAGTGCGCCCCATAGATCTGATATTATCGGTTTTAAGAACTTGAATGTCTTGGCAACTGTCGTAATGAACTTATCAATTCCAACGTTGATAATCCCTTTATTTGCTACCCAAAAATCGGCAAAACGTTGGATAAGAGGTGTCAGGATTGGAATTAATTTTGAACCGATTGTTTTTGCTACTCCTGAGATGGTTGATTTCATGTTCGTCATTGCATCAACGAACAGCTCTGAATTAGCAGCGGCCTCATTACTTATAACAGCTCCATACTTACGTGCCTCTTCTCTTAGTTTTGAGATTCCATCAGTACCGGCCTCCATAAATTTAAGCATGTCAACACCAGCCCTGGAGAATGCAGCCGATGCAAAAGCAGCCTTTTCCATCGGGTCTTTTATGGTCGCTGCCTTTTCGGTAATAAGCTTAAATGCCTCTTCGGTGTTTTTAGCAAGAGCAAGTTGTCTAATAAATGCTTTATCGCCCGTTTTTTTCAAGAAAGCAAAAAGGGAACCGGTACCGGATTTTAATTCTCCGACTCGTTTTTGAAGTGCTGTAAACGATGAATTTAAAATCCCGGCAGAAACGCCTTGCCGGTCTGCCGCAAATCTTAATTCCTGTAGGGATTCGGCGGTTATACCAAGACGTCTTGAAGTTTTGGCCGCTTCGTCACCAAGTTCAGCGGTTTTCATGACTGCGGCCCCCATCGCAGCAGCAGCGACAGCCGCCCCCCCTATGACAGCCTTACCCATGAAAGAGCCAAGTTTTTTGAAGTTGCGCCCGAGTTTTGCAATTTGTTGATTTGATTTCTTGACAAAATTGGAAATGGACCGGCCCATGGAACGAACCGGCTTGGAAATTTTGTTTATTCCTCTGAAAACAGCGTCAACAGTGAATCTTTTACCTGCCATTATTTGCCTTTTGTTGTCTGTTTCAGGGTGTGATGCAGCCCTCTATAGTAAAATCTTATCTCATCAATGTCTAAATGGAGCGGATCGGACGCGCCTGGGTAATCCATAGCGACCTGGTACATCTGTTCTTTGATACCATCAATGCCTTTGACATCAATCTCAGACCCATGTCGAATCAAAATTGATGTCACGCACCGAAAAAAAGGGAGACCATCTTCATACCAAACCAAAGATCACGCGCATCCATGTTCATTAAATTTTTTGGATCAATCCCAACCCATGCGCCAAGAAATGCAGCCGTTTTATGGACGGCCTGGCTTTCTTTGTAACGATCCATCACGACGAAAGCAGATCCCTTGAACGAACGTCTGAATGTGATTTGGCTCTTTTGAGAAGAACCAACTTTAATCGGTTCGGCAAGATTGAATGTTAAATCGCCATTGTCCTCAGTTTGAGTAATTCCGTTCATGAGCGCAAAAACAAATTTCTTTTTGATCTGTCTAAAATCTGCCTTTTCCTCCGCGTCCATATCATTCTCATCGGTATCAAGCCGCAAATGATCAGCCCAGGCTTGAAACTCTGATTCAGCCATTTCTTTAGGGATTGAAGAACGCGGCTTTTCTTCAGCAATATCTAAGCTGTCACCTTCAATCTCTTCATTGAATTCTGGTTCCATATTTATTGTTGTGTTAAGTTACCAGGCCCGGAGAATGATATCGGCATGGTTGCATTTTGGTTAGAAAATTTGAGTTCATCGACAATTTGGCCTAAACCTCCCCAAACTGTACCACTTGAAAAACTGAAGCTGATAGGGAAAAATCCGTTCTCATTAGCTTTGCTTTGCAGATATTCTTGGTGATCAAGTAAATCATCAATTGCCAATGATAATCCGTCAACCATCCAAGTTTTTGCAGATTTGATAAGGCGCCCAGTATTATCTCCATTGGACTGTACCTCATTCGTTTTGCCGCCAATTTGACGTCCTGCATCTGCATCAGCGGCAACTGAAAAATAACGGCCATCAACTTCAACAGATACGATCGGACCTCCGACTGCTGTCATATATCCCCCTTATGCTGCTAATGCGGCAGTTCCGAAGAAAAAGCCCCAGTTTGCGGTTATTGAAATAATTCCAGTATTGCCGGAAATTTGATAAGTGAAAGAAACATCGAGACGCCTCGGATTTGTAGGGTTGATATTTGCAACGATGGTTTTTTTAGCCGTTTTAGGATCAGAAATAATAGCCTCAAGAGCCAATGAATCAAGCATAACAGCAATTGCCGTTTTTGCTGTTTTAGGCTTTTTGGCTTTAACGTTTGTAGTTGCTTCATCATCTGGAATCAAAGGAGCACCTTTCCAATCATCAGCTTCAAAAATTAAAGACAAATTGAAAAGAACATTCATAACTTTCACAATATCATTCACGAATCGATAAGCCGGTGGTTCCTCTCCGGTAGGATGATAAAATGTGACCGTATCCGATAACTCGATCACGTTATCAATCACTTCAACAGTTGAAGATCCCCCGACGACTGCCGCCTCCCTTTCCAGATATTCCCATTGTTCAGGATCAGTTCCGGAAATAATACTTGTCACTCGTTGACCCACATAATCCACCGGTGGATTTCCATTCGCCACAACTGCAATTTTTGCAAGTTCAGCCGCCGCCACAATAAATGGCAAATTATCAGATCCTGGTGCGACAAGTTGAGCATTGATTCGATGAGTTTTTTTAGCCTCCGGAGTCACAATTGCTGTTGCTTGATTGGCTTCTGTTGTGCCGGTAAAAACGATTCCCGGTTTTCTGACGGTCGGTCCCCAACGTGGTTCAAAAAAATCTCGATAAAGATCAAGAGTTGTTGTGTCTGCGATATCTAAGCAATTTAAAACAAACGTTTCCCAAATATTGCCGATCTGAGCGAGTGCCGCCGTGATATCGGGATTTGCTGCACCACCAGCTGTATTTGATGTTCCAAAAGCTATTCCGGCCTCTGTCCCTACAACTTCAATTGCAATGCTATTTCCACTAGCCCCTTTCCATTTTGCGGTCAAAGATACGCTTGTATCAGGCCCGACATTGGCAGCAATAACTGGCATATCAATCACAGAATTTACAGCTGTGACAATTGCCGCCACTGCTTGAGCAACGGTTGCGCCAATTGCGAGAGTGAATTGCTTTGATCTGATATTTCCGACTTTGACGTAGTATGTTTGAACCGCTGTTTGGGAA